GTATCCGCTTGCTCAATCCATTTGGCGTTTACCCAGAGATTGACAGATTCGGTCGTACGATTTCTTTGACTCAGGTTATCCAGACCGATGCTGAAACATTGGCATCGCAGTATCCAGAGTTTGCATCACAGATTATGCCCAAGACTTCTTTCACAATGGGCAGCCCTTATATCTCAATGGTTCGTTATCACGACAAAGACCAAGATGTTGTCTTCTTGCCAGATCGCGAGAACCTTGTTCTATCTAACTTGCCTAACCCAACAGGTAAGTGTATGGCTCGCGTTGCGGTTCGCTCATCTCTTGACGGTGAAGCACGCGGTCAGTTCGATGATATCTTGGCAGTGCAACTCGCACGCGCTCGCTTTGCAGTATTGCAAATCCAAGCAGCAGAAAAATCTATTCAGGCACCTATTGCTATTCCGCAAGATGTACAAGAACTTGCGCTTGGTCCTGACTCCATTATGCGTTCAGCTAATCCACAGGCAATTCGTCGTGTACCGCTAGAACTGCCACCTGGAGTATTCACAGAGTCTGGTGTTCTAGAACGTGAACTTCGTCTTGGCGCTCGCTACCCAGAAGTACGTAGCGGTAACGTTGATGCTTCCATCATCACAGGTCGTGGAGTTCAAGCGCTACAGGCTGGCTTTGATACTCAGGTACGTGCAGCACAAGCACAGTTTGCACGCCTCTTTACTGAACTTGTTTCTCTCTGCTTTGAAACAGATGAGAAAATCTTTGGCGCTATGACCAAGGAAATCAAGGGCGTTGACGACGGTACTCCATTCAATATGAAGTATGTACCAAGCCGTGCAATCAACGGTGAGTACGGAGTAGATGTTCGTTACGGCATTATGTCTGGAATGAATCCAAACAATGCCATCATTGCTTTGCTACAGATGCGTAGCGATAAACTTGTATCACGTGATTATGTACGCCGCGAAATCCCAATGGAGCTAAATGTCACTCAAGAAGAACAGCGTGTGGATATTGAAGAGATGCGCGATTCTCTCCGTGTTGCTGTTGCTCAGTACGCCCAGGCAATTCCAGCGATTGCAGCACAAGGTCAAGATCCTTCTCAAATCGTTTCCAGAATCGCCGAAGTAATCAAGGGCCGTCAAAAAGGTTTACAACTAGAGACTATTGTGGAGAAGGTCTTTGCACCAGAGCCACAACCAGAAGTGCCAATGGGCGCAGAAGTTCCAGCAGCAGGTATGGCCCCCGTTCCTGCCTCGCAGCCAACTCCAGAACAAATGGGTGCGGCCCCTGCTGCTGGCTCTCGTCCAGACATTGCTACGTTACTCGCATCTATTGCAGGGTAGGGAGGTGTGAAATGAAAAAAGGTGGTCGTGCAAAGGCTTCAACACAGAAGCCAACAGAAGGCTCAAAGAAGGCTCCAATGCCAAAAGGCGGCAAAGTTGCTTTTGGTTATGCAGCTAAGGCTCGTAAAGGCAAGAAGGCTTAGGTATTACTTAGCGAGAGGATAGGGCGTGGAAGAAGAACAAGACTATGTACCACGCTCTGTCTCTCTTGCTGATTTCTTAGTAGTTCTATCAGGATTTTTTGTAAACATAGTTAGAGCAGTAGAGATGCTCGCATCAGAGATTTTAGATTTAGCAGTGTATAACGCAAATAGAAAAACAAAAGTTTCTAAGGTATGGGAACAATTCACATCAGATTTAGAGAAGATGGAGGACGGTAATGGCTGAACAACCAATGAATCCGTTGGCTGGAGTCGCAGGTCCTGGGCCATTTTCCACACGTACAGATCAACTCAACTTCCAATCAGATTACTATGGTCAAGGCGTTGAGAATAAGATGCTCAAAGAAGCAGCACCTCTTGCAAAGACACCAGATGTTCGCGGTGCTACTGCTACAGAAGTACGTCAAGCAGCAACACGTGAACCAATAACAGAACTTTTTGCTCCATCACAGCGTAAGGATGAACCTATTACTTCAGGTATTGATATTGGAGATGGACCTACATCTGCTGTTCTTGGGGCTAGACAACAAACAGAATCACTTTCATCCATCCTTGCCACAATGGTTCAATACGATACCAATGGAGAAATTGCTGCTTTATACGAGCAGGCCGTAGCTAGAGGATTGTAATGTCCCAAAACATCAATAAGGGAAATATCTATCAAGCTGCTAAGCGAGCAAATCTGACTCCTCAACAGACTCAGAAAATCAACTCGCTTACAGATATGTACTCACAGCACGTGCGGCTCAATAACCTGCCGCCATCTGTTGGTGCTGCTGAATATAATCAGTTGCCTATTGACCAACAAAAGGCACAGGCAGATTTCTTTGGTGGTATTGATGACACAGATCCCAAGCGTGGATTTATCGGTCAAGCCGCATACATCATCTCGCGTCCTGTTGTAGAACCAATCAAGGCTGTATTCAAGGCAGCAGGGTGGGCATCAGACCAAGTAACGCGTGCGTATCGTGTTGGTGCTATCGGTATTTCCGAAGGCGTAGATCTTGGAGATGCGTTTCAGCGTTCTGGTGCCAATGGTGAGCAGGTATTCAACCCTGGCAGAATTGAAAAAGTTGAGAAGACTTACGGTCGTGACCGTACAAATATCGCCAAGAAGATTTCTGCAGGTATTCCGCTAGACCAAATCATTCGTGAAGCACAGACTGAGAACGAGAAGGCTCTTGCATTTGCCGCTGGTTCTAAAGAAGGCGACAAACTTACAGAAGAAGCAGTAGCAAAAGTCAATGCTGCTAAGTATTCTCCAGGCCGTCAAGTTGCTAACGCGTTCTTGCCAGATGACCTAGAAGGTAAGTCTGGTATCTATTCGTGGATTTCAGGTACAACAGATGCTGCATTCCGTATCTTTTTAGATCCTACAATTTTACTAGGTAAAGCTCGCAAGGGCTATCTAGGTATGAAGTATGCTCTTGACAAGACAGTTGGTACTGCTGAAAAAGTAGAAGATGCTTTCAAGAACAAAGGCATTGAAAACTTTTGGACAGAGTTTACAAAGACCACAAAAGATTTACGCGACGCTCGCATTGCTAATAATGCAGAAAAGATTGGGCAGGCTACAGGTCGCCTACGCGCTCTCAATCCAGCCTTTGCTGAGAATGGTGTAGACAGCGCTCTCATCAAGTTCGCTAACGAAGACTTTGGCGGAATCCTTGATGTCAACACTGCTAAGGCTTTTCTCTCTAACGCACAGCGTATTGAACCAATCTTTTACGGACAACCTGGTTTCAGAACCAAGGTTATGCCTATCTTGTCACCAGCACGCAAGGCTAAACTTGCGGTCTATGATAAAGCTGGAGCAGTCTTTGATCTCAATAAAGACTCTGCAAACTTCTTGCGTAACATCGTATTTGATGAGGCAGATGCCCAAGGCATCTCAAGCCTAGAGGCCGCACGTCGTTCTCTTCTTGGACGTGAAGGTGAGTCTGCTGTTGCAGCAGGTGCTAGAACTGCTGAACGCATTACCAAGGCAGAATCAGAGCAGAAACTTGCTCGTTTCTCTATCGCTGGAATCAATAAGCGTCTAGATAATTTTACTCGTAAGTTTGCTCTCATTCCAGATATGGATGAACTAGGCAACTTCGCATCAGAGAAGTCAGCGCTAGCATTTGAGCGCTACGCACGTCTTGTATATGGACGTTACTCAAGCCGTATTCTTGGTGATGCTTACAAGCAAGCCAACATCGGTCAGCGTCGTGAGATGTTCATTGGTCTGCAGTCTGCCGTAGGTGAACTACGTGGACTACGCGGTACACAAGGTGGACGCAAACTTCTAGATTCTCTTGGTGCAGTAGGCCGCGATGCTGTCTATACTAACCGCGTTGTTACACCCGACAATCCAGATGGAGTTATTCCATCACAAGTCAATGGTGTTGACTCTGCTGCTTATGCTTATCAGCTCAATGATCGCCTAGCATTTATTACACCAGATCAATTAGACAAGTTTGGTGCTCGTGATGGATTTTTAGCACGAGTTTGGGGTACTCAGTATTCCAAAGCTGCAGATGATGCAACATCTACATTCGTTACAGGTACTCTTGTAGGATTTAGGTTTCCGATTCGTAACGCAATCGAAGATTATTTATTCAGCCTTGCTAATGGCAGAGGTGTAATTCGTAGCGCGAAAGATATTGTCAAGGCTAGAGGAGTTGCCAAGAAGGTAATTCAGGCTAGCGAAGATTTGAACTTTGCAGTCCTCAACCGTTATGCCAAGGCAAAAGATACAGACAATCTATTGGCCCGTATGAACGCTATTGATAACGGATCAGAACTACGTTGGAACGCAACAACCAAGACGTGGGACAAGGTGGATGACGTATTCAGGTCACCTGCTCAAAAAGAAGAAGCCAAGCGAAAAGTAATGGGAGAAGCACTTCTTCGTGAGAACTTCAACGATGCCCAGATTGGTAAGTTTGGCAGCGACTTTGACCGCTATGCCTATGAGTTTGCAATGTATGGCGACTACGAGAACCTTCTCAAAGGCGCATCCGAAGGCGCATACAACCTCAACGCTGGTAATGATTTCTTCTCTCGTGCAAAGCGCCTTAGCCGTAAGCACGGTAAGGTCGTAGATTTTGAAATAGATGGCGAGGCTTACAAGCGTGCCTATGGTTCTTTTACAGAACTTTCACCGCTAAGCCAAGAAGGTCGTCTTGCTTGGGCTTTCCAGATTGCAGCCAAAGCAAATGACGAAATTGGCTCTGCGGGATTGAAACTTCTTGCTCAGTACAGAGGAGATCGCACAGGTTTTATCAACGCTCTTGCCAAGATAATTGATACAGACCCAAAGATTTCTAAGTTGAAGCCACGCTTTGACCGTTATGTCGACGAGACATACACATCTCAACAGCACGCAGCAGTTATCTATGACGATTTGGCTACAATGCTTGGCAAAGCAGATGGCAGTATCAACGATGATTTGCTTGATAAGTTGGTAACGCTCAAAGATGACGGCGATTACGCCATCAATATGAAGGATTTCAAGACCGAATGGCTGCCAAAGGGCCGTGCAGATGTACCAGCGACCATCAGTGGACCGCTTTTTATCCCAGCAACACAGTCAAAGAACATTATCTCTGACCTCAACACTCGTCTATGGGACTGGCTTGGAGATGCGAACGCACGTTTATCACGTGACCAGCTAGTTCTTGATGCCGCTTTTGACATCCGCAAGGAGTTACAGCCATATCTTGATGACCTGTCCAAGAAGATAGGCGAGAAGGCTGCAACTCAGCAGATCGTTGAGATGTCACAGAACCTTGCTATTGAGCGAGTGATGGCATTCGTAGATAATCCAGCCGTTCGTACACAGATGGCGTGGTCAATGCGTAACTTTGCACGTTTCTATCGTGCAACAGAAGACGCTTACCGCCGTGCATATCGCACAGTCAAGTACAACCCAGAGGCTTTGCAGAAGATTGCCTTGACATACGAAGGCGTAAGCCATTCAGGTTTCGTACAACGCGATGACCAAGGTGAGGCATACTTCATCTACCCAGGTTTGGCTCCAGTTTATGGCGCAGTCAACAAGATGCTCAATGTCTTTGGTCTTGGAGACAAGTTTGTAGCACCAATGCCATTGCAGTTTGGTTCATCCTTGAAGATGCTCACACCATCTGCAAATCCTGACTCGTGGTTGCCTACATTTTCAGGACCACTTTCTGGGCTAACGCTCAAAGCTATTTACAATATAACAGGTTTCTTATCTGAGTCTGATATTCCTGTAATGGCTAGAGTTGCCAAGGAAATCAAATCTACAGAGCAGTACACACTTGGTGATATCGGAGAAGGACAGTCGTTCTTCCAGTCTGCATTGCCAGGCCACGTCAATCGTCTTATTGCTACCCTTGATAAAGATGAGCGCGATAGCCAATATGCTTCAGCTTTCCGCAAAGCGGTTACGTACCTAGAAGCAGGCGGTCATACGCCATCAGCAACGGCAACTCCTGGTGAACTTATTGAATACCAGAAGAAGTTGAAATCAACTATTACAGCAGTCTTAGGTGTTCGTTTTATCCTAGGCTTTATTTCACCAGCATCACCAACCACAACACTCAAGAGTGATATGGCTGAGTGGGTTCGTGAAAACGATCGCGTCAACTTCAAACAAGTATTCTCTAAGTTGATTGACCAGTACAGCGATACCAATGATCCTGTTGGAAATGCTATGGCAGATTGGGTCAAGTATTACCCAGAGCAAGTTCCATACGTTATCAATGAGTCTGACCCTGTATTCCAAGCACGAGTCAAGACTTCTAACGCGGCAGCAAACTGGGTCGATGACAACAGCGAACTCATCAAGAAGTACCCAGAAGGTGCAGCATTCTTGATGCCACAGTCTGGAACATTCTCGTGGGAGGCTTACCAGTTCCTCAAGGACAACGGATACCGCGAGACTAAACTCGTTGGCGACTTCCTCAAAGAAACTTTCGTGGCAAAGTCCAAGCAGTTCTATTACATCCAGCGCGATAAGTACGAAGAGGCGCTACAGAATGTTGGAACTGACCGCGAGCGTAAGCAACTCAACGAGGCTTGGGATGCTTGGTCTAAAGAGTTCAAGCAGACCAGACCGCTTCTACAAGAAGAGTTTGCTAACTCTGCAGCTAACAACGTCAAGCGTATGGCTGCCTATAAAGATCTCAAAACAATGCTTGATGAAACCAAGATAGCTTCACCAGCGGCTAATGCTATCCGCAAGATGGTCCAACTATACGATGACTATAAGTTGCAGATTGATACAGTCTATAACAGCCGTAGCGAAGCAGACATCAATGCACGTGAAATTCTTCGTACAGCAACGCTTTCCCAGATGCAAGACATTGCAGCTTCAAATCCAAACGCTAGCGGTGTCTATGACATCCTATTTAGCAACTTCTTGAGAGGAGACTAAGTGAGCCTACAAGGTTTCACCCCGCCATCTGGCGCTTCTAAGACTGGAATCATTACAGGATCAACACCTTCAGTAGGTGGAGCACGTCTCCCACTAATTGGACCTGGTGGTACAGGAACTGGCGGTATTGCCAAGAAGTCTACTTTTAGTTCAACCAGCGCAAAGCAGATTGTTTCAGACTATCGAAGAATGACACCAGCCTTTCGTAAGGCTTTGTCTCAAAAACTCAAGGATGCTGGTTATCAGACACCTGTAACAGGAGAATACAGTGGAGCTGTACGTCAAGCGTTGCTTGATGCCTATAGTGACCTTAGTGCTGAAATCACATACCTTGCTAACAATGATCCAGCATTCCTAGAGACAAACAAGGTCGACCTCAATTCGTTCCTAGGTCAACGTTCTGCTGGCGGTGGCGGTGGAGAACGTAAGCCATCTACTTACATCACTAAGACTAATATCCGCCCTGAAACTCTTGAGGCTACAATCGATGAGGTAGTCCGTTCATATACTGGTCGTGGTGCTACTGCCGAAGAGATTGCAAAGTGGTCTGAAAAAATCAATACACGCTTGGCAAAGCCAAGCAGTTTTGCTGAGACTACATATACCCCACAGGGTGAAACAACAACATTTCAAGAAGTGACTCCAGCCTTTTCGCCAAAAGAGTATCTATTCCAGCAGATTGCCAAGACTGACGAGGCTAAGGCTAACAAGGTCTTCGGTTTTTACAATGCTTTCAAGAGAGCGCTAGGTGTTAGCTAATGGCATTCAAGGCTTCAGACTATCCAGAAATTCGCAAAGCATCAGAAGAATATGATGTTGCAAAAGCCGAATTTCAAAAACTTGATCGCCAACTCAGCGAAACTCAAACGACATCTAAGGAATATAAACCATTATTAGAGCGTCGCAATGAAGCGAAGGCAAAAGTAGACTATGCCCTAAAATGGTATAAAGGTTTAGTAGAAAAGCGCAAGACTGCATACGAAGAGCAACAGCAAAAAAACAAATACTCAAGTATGCTAAAGAGTAACAAAGCAAAACTCAAGGTACTTGAGGATGATTTACAACGAGCCAAAGATAAGGGTGAAGATACCACTTCTATACAGTCTGCAATAAATAAAATCATTGGTAGTACTGAAGAATTAGAAGGTAAACTTGACGAGGTGGGCAAAAATAAGCGCCCAACAGGTGTACCCAAGGATGCTAAGTTCAATACTGTTACAGGCAACTGGGAATCTGGCGACCAGAAGTGGGATACTAGCGGTCAAGCAGTAACTAAAATTACAACCAAAGAAGTCAAGGGTGCTAAAGGCGGAACCCCAACAAAGGGAACTATGCCAGAGTTTCCTACTGGCGGACCAACTGGAACGGGTATTGTTGGTGCAGGCTTTGACCCAGGACGATTCCGTATGGGCGAAGAAGCATCTATGGGCGCTGCAAAGCCAGTAATCTCAACAACACCTACTGCAACTCCATTTGAAAAGATTATGGCAGAGGCCGTCAAGTTATATGGCGGTATTGATGAAATCTTCTCGACAGATGAAGAACTCAAGAATCTTCTTACTCGCGCAATCGGCGATCCTGCATCTGCTAAAGACGATATGGAAGAAGAGCAGTTCATCAATCTTCTGCAGAATACGCAGTGGTATAAGACTAACTCTGGACCTATCCGTCAACGCGGTTTTGAGAAGCGTCAATACGATGCACTTGTCAAGAAACTCAAGACAGATGACCCACAGTACAAGGCTAAGATTGAAGAACTCAATCGCACATCTGCCTATGGTCGTGGATTACAAGATGTCGTAGACATCCTGCGTGAGAACGCAACCAGACTCGGCAGACAGATTAGCGATGATGACCTAAGAGTTATCGCTGCTGGTATCTATGACTATGCCAATGAAGATGATGCAGTCAAGATTCGTAATGCAATCCTAGGCGCTGGAACATTTGGCGCTGGTAAGGGTATTGTCAGTGGTGCTGCAGGTCAGAACCTAACAACCCTACGAGCAGTAGCTCGTGCTAATGGATTCGACCTTGACACCGTATTCAAAGACTCAGTAGATACGTGGCTTGACAAGATTGCCAAGGGTGAGTCTATCGAGACATTCAAGAGCGTCATCCGCAATACCGCTAAGGCTGGCTTGCCAGATAGAGTTGCAAGTCTTCTAGACCAAGGCGTAGACCTTGAAACTATTTATAGCCCTTACAAGAGAATTATGAGTGCTGTCCTTGAGGTAAGCCCAGAATCAATTAGTCTCAATGACCCAACTCTTCGTATGGGCATTGGACCAGACAAAGAAGTTTCTCTTTACGAGTATCAACGTATGCTCCGAAAAGACCCACGTTGGCAGTACACCAATAACGCTCGTGAAGATGTTTCAAATAGCGTACTAACAGTTGCACGTAACTTCGGATTCCAGGGGTAACAATGGCAGAACAAGTATTACCACCAGGCTTTACAGCCGCTACTGAACTTCCAGAGAAGTACAGAGGATTCTTTGGTAACCCAGAAAACTTACTTGGCTACAAGGTTACTCAATATAAAGATCCCGATACTGGCAAGACATACTCCAGACTAAGTGTCTCTCAAAAAGGTGCTTATGGTCAGGCTGTAAGTGGTTCGTCTGAGTTTGGCGCTGGATTTACCGAAGAAGGCGGGTCTTTAGTTTCTTATAGGCCAGGCGGAGTTCCTGGTGGAGATAATAAACCAGGTTCTAATACTCCTGGGACAGCAACATATACCGCTACGGATGGAAAGTCTTTTACTAATGCAGACGCGTATACGGCGTATCAGGCAAACCTCGATACACAAAAAGGCCAGCGTCAGTCTGCGTACGATTTGCTCTATACTCAGTTTGCTCAGTATGGACTACAGTCTCTTGTCGAGCCACTCAAGAATCTAATCCAAGAAGGTGTATCTCCGTCAGAGTTCACACTCCGTCTTCGTGAGACAGATGCCTACAAGAAGCGCTTTGCTGCTAATCAGACCCGTGTCAACCAAGGTCTTCGTGCGCTATCAGAAGCTGAATACATTGGTCTTGAAGACCAGTACCAAGACATTATGCGCCGCTATGGTATGCCAGAGTCTTATTACAAGAAGGGTGACCTAGGAACTCAAGCAGGATTTGAGAAGTTTATCGGCTTTGATGTATCACCTGTTGAACTAGAAGACCGTATTCAGACTGCACAGTCACGAGTCTTTGATGCTAACCCAGAGGTTGCTGCTACTCTCAAGCAGTTCTATCCAGGAATCACTAACGGTGACATTCTTGCTTATGTTCTTGATCCTAAGAGTGCATTACCAGAACTCAAGCGCAAGATTACTGCTGCTGAAATTGGAGCAGGCGCAAAGATTGCTGGACTTGCAACAGGACTTGAGCGTGCAACAGAACTTGCTTCCTATGGTGTCACCAAGGAACAAGCACAACAAGGTTTCCAAACAATCGCAGATATCGTCCCACGAGGCGGTCAACTCGCTTCTATCTACGGAGAACCTGCTTATACACAAACAACCGCAGAACAAGAAGTCTTCGGACTTGCTGGAGCAACAGAAGCAGCCAAGCAGCGTAGGAAACTAACCGCGCTTGAGCAAGCATCATTCTCTGGCACAAGCGGTATGGCTGGCACAGCGCTAGGGCGCGAGAGAGCTGGTCAATTCTAAGCCTGCTAACGGAACGACTGGCCCGTTAGAGCGACACAAACACCAGTAGTAGAAGCCATACAGAAAGTCCCCGAATCTGTATGAGGTCTACGAAACCAACTAACAAGGGAGAAGGACCTATGTCCAACTACGACTACGAAGACGACGACTTTGATACTGATACCAGTAATGATCTCGTCAAGCAGTTGCGTAAAGCAACAAAGCAAAAAGACAAAGAACTCGCCGAACTAAAGGCGCAGTATGAGTCACTTGCAAAAGCAAACAGAGAACGAGCAATCAAAGATGCCCTCGCTAGTCGCGGGGTAAACAGCAAAATTGCAGCGTTTATCCCACAGGATATAGACCCAACTGAGGAGTCTGTATCAAAATGGCTCAGTGATTATGCCGATGTATTCGGCGTAGATACTGGGTCGAACCAGGCAACACCTAATGTAGACCCAGCCCAAGCTGCTGCATATCAGCGTATGACTAATGCCGTAGAACAAGGAGTTACTCCTGAGTTCCAGGCAGATATTCACCGTCGCTTGATGAACGCAAACAGCAAGGAAGAACTGGACGAAATCATTAGAGCGTCTGGACTCTAACCGAACCTATCCGAAAGGCAAGATAAGTGGCAATTCCTACAGGTACGCTTACTTCGTCTTCGACAATCAGCAACCTCGTCCAAACAGCGTACGATCAGTATGTCCGTATGGCGCTTCGCTCCATCCCAGTGATGCGTGCGTTGGCTGATGTCAAGCCAGTACAGCAAGCAATGCCAGGTTCGTCAGTTGTATTCTCCATCTACTCAGATCTCGCAACAGCGACTGGTACTTTGACAGAAACTTCTGATGTTTCCTCTATCGCACTTGGTAACCCAAATCAGGTTACTGTTACCCTCAATGAGTACGGCTCAGCCGTAACAACCACCAAGAAGTTGAACCTCACTTCTTTCAACGACGTAGATGCAGCACTTGCTGACATCATTGCATACAACGCTGCCGATTCAATCGACACAGTTGTATCTTCCGTCTTGACTGGTGGCTCCAATGCGCTATACGGCGGAACCGCAACAGGTACCGCATCCGTTACAGCATCTGGCACAATGACAACCGCTCTTATCCGTAAGGCTGTTGTTCAACTTCGTACCAACAAGGCTGTACCTCGTATCGGCGAACTTTACGCTGCATACCTCCACCCACGTCAGTCTGCGGATCTCCGCGCTGAAGCGGGAACTGGCGGATTCCAGGAACTCACCAAGTACGTCGAGCGCACTCCGTTCGTCGCTGGTGCAGTCGGAGCGTTGGAAGGTGCTTACATCGTTGAGACACCTCGCGTTCCTTCCGAGACAAACGCATCTTCTGTCGTTGTTTACAAGGCAGTAGTTGCTGGTCGTGAAGCACTTGCTGAAGCTCTTGCACAAGACACTTCAGTAGTCATCGGTCCAGAAATCGACGCACTCCGTCGTTTCCGCACCATCGGCTGGTACACATTTGCTGGCTGGAATCGTCTCCGTGAAGCGGCTCTATACCGCATCGAGACTGCAACAACAATCAACTAGTTTGTTGTCTATCGGGCAGGGGCAACCCTGCCTGGTGGTGAATTAGCTAGGAAAGGAAGTTATGGCTTACAGATTGACAACACCTTGGCGTTGGGAAACGTGGGGCGCTGGATATGAAGTCTACGACCCATACTCACGCCTTGCAGGTAAGCCAGTTACTGGTGGTTCAATTACAGGTACAACTAATCCATACCTGACAGACATCCCACGAGGTTATACATTTATCGTCAATGGAACAACAGTGACTGTAGAGCAGACACCAAGCCAAGACACACTGGCTGCTGCTGATTCATATTATCTTGGTGGTACTGAATCTATTATTAGCGACTCCGAAGCCCAAATCTTTATTGATGCAGGTTACTCCGACTACCTAACACCGATTGCGTAGATATGCCTAGATACGATTACATTTGCCAGACTTGCGAAGTACAAGAAGAAATCTCTAAATCTTACGCAGAGTTTGAAAGAAAAGAAATTTGCTCTACCTGCGATAACGAGATGGTCAGAGCAATCAATATGCCTAACTTTGCAGGGTGCTTCCCTACTCGGCAACACTGGGATAAGACCAAAGAAATCAAATGGGACAAAGAAGTAAACTCCTATTACGACGCGGTACGTCAAGGAGTCGAACCAATCTCCACCAAGCAAAAAGATATAGATGCCGCAATGAAGTTTTCCAACGAAAGCGGTAAGGCTTTTGACGGAAATACAATGACTCTCAAGGAGAAATAAAATGCCAGCAAACGATCCAAAGCAGTACGAAGAATCCGAAGACTTTATGCCTTGGCCTAGTGATACAAACGACAAGCCATTTATGACCTATGACAAGTTGATGACAGGCGCTCCAGGAAAGGCAGCAAAATAATGGCAAAGGCAAAGAAGTGCAAGAAGTGCGGCAAAGCAAAGTGCAAGTGCTGATATGAAAAAGAAAACAGCCGCCAAAAAGGTCGCCAAAGTAATGCGTGAGTTCAAGGGTGGAACCCTTCACTCAGGTAAAAAGGGACCAGTTGTAAAGTCCAAGAAGCAGGCTATTGCTATCGCTTTGTCTGAAGCAGGAATGTCCAAGGCTAAGAAGAAGGCAAAGAAGAAGTAATGTCGTCGGGTCAATACCGCCGACGTGAGAAGTTCAACTCTGTCATTATCAGAGACGGGATGGTTGTCAGACTCAACAAGAATGGCACGATTCGTGCAGTTCTAGGAAAGTATGGAGAGTATGGAAAGAAAGACAAAGCGTGATCCGCGTCTTGCAAGAGCTGGCGTTACGGGCTTCAACAAACCCAAGCGTACGCCTTCTCACCCAACTAAGAGCCACGTCGTCGTTGCCAAAGAGGGAAGTCAAGTCAAGACAATCCGATTCGGACAACAAGGCGTAACAGGCGATAGACAGCCTACGAAACGGCAAAAGTCATTCAAAGCACGTCACGCAAAGAACATTGCTAAAGGCAAGATGAGCGCCGCATATTGGGCAGATAAGGTGAAGTGGTGAAAAAGAAAGCATTTTGGGATACAAAGAATCCTAAGAAGACATCTAAGAAACTAACACCAGCGCAGAAGACTGCTGCCAAGAAGCGTGCTAAAGCTGCTGGTCGTCCATATCCAAATCTGGTAGATAACGCAGCAGTAGCAAAAAAGAAGAAGTAGGAGATACAAGTGGCACTAGGAGTTTACGGCACAACGCTCAATGACGAACTCAATCGTCTAGCCAATGGCGGCACTTACCGCACAATGGGCAATATGGTTGATATGGCTCTGGCAGCACAGCAGTGGGCTACCCAACGCTCCGTGACCACAACAGTTACAGATACAGTGGGGGTACTCAATGAAATTGCTGGCATTGTTGATAAAGATGAGTGGCTTGATTTTACTGGCGTATGTAACTACCTCGCTTCTACTTCTGGACTGGCTGCAGCGCAAGCTCTCAGAGGAATCTCATCCTGATGAGTGCGAAATATAACCTCGTTTGCGACCAAGCAACCACATTCAATTTTCAGTTCCAGATTACCAATGATGGTACTCCTTGGAACTTGGCTGGCTATACAGGCACAATGACAGTGCGCCCATTCGTAGGCGCTAATACAACTACTGTTGTGGCATCTACTGCCAATGGTCGTATGACCTTTGATGCACCTAATGGCAGAGTTACTGTGACCATCAATGCAACAACTACTGGCGCTATAGGTGCAGGTAGATATTCATATGATTTAGTTTTGAACTCTGGCGGTACTGTGACAAGAATCCTTGAAGGTAAGTTTGTAGTGACAGGAGCTGTAACTCAATGACACCAACGATTATCGTAATTGAGTCAATCACTCCACAGGTAGCGGTAGAGTTATCTAACGATCAAGGACCGCAAGGCGGTCAAGGTATTACTGGTCCTACAGGTCCGACAGGACCTACTGGTGCCACAGGTCCAACAGGACCTTCTGGCGCTACTGGCCCGACGGGGGCAACAGGACCGACAGGAGCAACAGGTGATGTTGGAATTACTGGTCCGACTGGCGCGACGGGACCGACAGGTCCTATCGGCGCGACAGGCGCAACAGGACCACAAGGCGTTACAGGAGATACGGGTCCTACGGGAGCAACAGGTGCTACGGGACCTCAAGGAATTACAGGCGACACGGGAGCGACTGGACCGACAGGACCAGTTGGTGCTACAGGACCGCAAGGCGTAACTGGTGACACAGGACCTACAGGCCCTATAGGAGCCACAGGACCCGTCGGAGCGACGGGACCAACAGGACCAGAGGGTCCTACAGGCCCAATCGGTATTACAGGCCCTACAGGGCCTACAGGAGCCACTGGACCAGTAGGTGCTACAGGCGCTACTGGGCCTACAGGAGCTGATGGACAATCAGCTAACTACTACGATTATGTAGCCAAGACAACCGCTACAAGCGGTTCACCAGGAAGCACATTCCTGCTATGGAACAACGCAACTCAGACTTCAGCTACTCAAATCAACATTGACCACATCAATGCTGACAACGTAGATATTGATATTTTCTTAGCGCTACTTGATGTAGGCGATGTCTTGGTTATTCAAGACAAGACAAACTCTACCAACTACCAGAAGTGGGAAGTTTCAGGCGCTATTACAATCGTTACCAACGATTATGTACAGGTTCCTGTTACCCTGATTTCATCTGCAGGTACTGGTTCTTCAGGATTTTCTAACAACACGAACGTAATTTTAGCAATCGTATCCGTTGGTATCGTAGGTCCTACTGGACCTATTGGAGCTACTGGTCCTACTGGACCTATCGGTGCGACAGGACCGACAGGTCCTGAAGGAGCAACTGGACCTACAGGTCCTCAAGGAACACAAGGAGTCACAGGTGATATTGGCCCTACTGGTGCTACTGGTCCCACTGGCCCTGCTGGGGCTACTGGTCCTATCGGCGCGACTGGAGACGTTGGACCAACTGGCGCAACTGGACCTACGGGACCCGCAGGATCTAACGGAGCCGTTGGAGCCACAGGAGCAACTGGTCCTGTAGGTGCAACAGGTCCTATTGGTGCAACTGGTCCGACAGGACCTACTGGACCTACTGGTCCTAACGGCGACCCAACTCTTACTCTCAACTCTCAAACAGTCTCATATACTTTGGTTCTGGCAGATGCTTCTAAGTTGGTAGAAATCAGCAATGCCTCTGCTAATAACCTGACAGTTCCACTCAACTCATCTGTTGCGTTCCCTATCGGAACTCAAATCAGCATCCTTCAAACTGGTGCTGGTCAGACAACGATTGTGGCTACAGGTGGCGTGACTATCAATGCCACACCTGGACTCAAGCTCAGGGCGCAATGGTCATCGGCAACCCTTATCAAGCGTGGAACCGACACGTGGGTAGCCGTAGGAGACTTGTCAGCATAGACAATTTGATACGATTGTGGTATGAGATTTCACGTCGTAGCACTACCACATACCCAAGTCACTAAAGCATTTGCAGGTTGTGCGTACACTGAAAAGGTACGCAGATTCTGTAATATGATGAAGAGTCTAGGTCATACAGTTTATCTTTATGCTGGCGAAGAAAACGAAGCCAATGTAGATGAACTGATTACCTGTATCACTGAGACACAACGACGAATCGTTGTAGGTAACAAGCCGTATGTAGAGGCACCGTTCAATTACAGACTGCCTCACTGGGAGAAGTTCAACAAGAAGGTTGTTGCGGAAATCCGCAAGCGAGCAGAGAAGCAAGACTTCATCTGTGTTATAGCAGGTGGCTCACATCAGCCTATTGCTCTAGCTCTGCCACATATGATGACAGTAGAGTTTGGTGTCGGATACTCTGGAGTATTTTCTAACTACCGAGTATTTGAATCCTACGCTTGGATGCACAGCGTTTATGCACAGCACAAAGACGCAGCCACAGTAGATGGTTCATTCTTTGATGCGGTGATTCCAGGTTACTTAGATCCTGAGATGTTTCCGCTAGGTGAAGGTAAAGGTGATTACTACCTTTACATTGGTCGAATGATTCCACGCAAAGGCGTGGACATTGCAGCACATATCTGCAAGACCATTGGCGCTAAATTGATTATGGCAGGTCCTGGCGACCACATACCAAACTATGGCGAATATGTCGGAGCAGTAGGACCTGAGCAACGTGCAGAGTTGATGGGTAATGCCATTGCAACTTTTGTACCTACTCTGTACATAGAACCTTTTGGCAATGTGAACATTGAGTCACAAGCCTGCGGAACTCCAGTTATCACTACAGACTGGGGCGCATTTACAGAAACTGTAGTAGAAGGCGTTACAGGCTTTAGATGCCGTAACGTAGAAGAGTTTATCTTGGCGACACAGAACGTCAAGAATCTAGACCGCAAGGCAATTAGGGACAGGGCTGTATCGCTCTACTCCGTAGATGTTATTGCGAAGCAATACGAAAAATACTTCAACAGGCTACTAACCCTGTGGGGAGACGGCTGGTACACGGAAGGAAACAATGCCAACACTGTCCGAGATGATAGACGAGGTGAAGAGTAACCTACAAGGTTACACACTCCGTCAAGATCGCATCACTTACGTTGCTAACGCTGCTGGTTTGACTACAACGTCAACCCAGATACAGGTCGGTTCGCAATCCAATCTTGCCAAAGGCATCATTGAGGTTGACGACGAATTGATTTGGATTGATTCCTTTGATAAAGCAAGCAATACACTCAATGTTATTCCAGGTTTCGGTCGTGGATACCAAGGCACTACTGCCTCACCGCATAGCCAATATGCCCCAGTTACCTTAGCTCCTACCTTCCCAAAGGTAACAATCAAGAAGGCTATCAACGACACTATCAATAGTTATTACCCGAAACTATGGGCAGTAAGTTCAACAACCTTTACATTCAACGCATCTCAGACAACATATGCAATGCCAGATGACTGCGAGCAGATTCTTTATATGTCGTGGCAGACTACAGGTTCAAGCCAAGAGTGGTTACCTATCAATCGCTGGCGCATTGACCCAATGGCTAACAGCGCAACATTCAATACCAATGTAACAGTAAATATCTATGAGAATATCCAACCTGGTCGAACAGTGCAGGTCTGGTATACAACAGAACCTAATACCCTTGATGCCAGCACAGATGACTATGAAGATGTCACTGGCTTACCAGCCAGCACATATGATGTGACAGTCCTAGGTGCCTGCTACAAACTTCTATCATTCGTTGACGCTGGTCGTATCAATCTATCCAGCGCTGAGGCTGACCTCAATGACACCAAGAACCCATACAACTCTGGTGCCTCTGCTTCTCGTTATGTATTCGCTCTGTTCCAACAGAGACTCAACGACGAAGCCTTGAAGTTGCAAGATAAGTTCCCTATCAGAATCCACTACACCAAGTAAGGAAAGCCAATGACACGTCTATTCTCAAGCATCAGCGTTCAGACTACGCTGGCAACACCGATTGCAAGCGGTGATACAACGTTGACTGTCTCCTCTGGTACAGGTTCAGCACTCCTTGGTGGTGTGACTCTGGCAGCAGGTGGAGCAGACCAATTCACAGTAGCAATCGATCCAGATACCAATAATGAAGAAATTGTTTTTATTACTGCCGCTGCATCTGACACTTTTACTGTAGTTCGCGGTCGAGCAGGAACAACCGCAGTAAGTCATTCAAGCGGTGCCACAGTCAAGCACGTTCTAACTTCAGACGATCTCAATGCTTTTGAGGCTGGACTAAATGAAACACTTCCATTCAATGCACAAGTTGGAACTACATATACCATAGCTCTGACAGACGCTGGAGATGTAGTAACTTTGACTAATGCTTCTGCTATTACAGTTACCGTACCTACTAATGCTTCAGTAGCATTTCCTATCGGAACGCAGATTACCTTAGCTCAAATGGGTGCGGGTAAAGTTACAGTGGCAGGCGCTGCGGGAGTCACAGTTTATTCAACTGATTCACACCTAAGCCTACGTGCTCAGTATTCATCTGGAACTCTTATCAAAACAGCTACAAATACTTGGTTACTAATAGGAGACTTGGCAGCCTAATGAGAATCCTTGGAGTTATATCTTCATCAAGTCGTGAGGTTCCTGGAGCGCCGACAATCGGTACTGCTACAGATGTAGGGACTGGTCGTGCCTATAATAATGGTGCGGCAACTGTAACCTTTACAGCCCCTGCTTATTCTGGCGGATTGCCAATCACTGGATATACCGCTACTTCAAGTCCTGGTGGATTTACAGGTACAGGTTCCTCTAGCCCTATTACTGTTACTGGGCTACAGGCTGGAACTACTTACACATTTACAGTAGTGGCAACCAACTCTGTTGGTAATTCAACAGCATCTGCTGCATCTAATAGCATTGTTGCAACTACAGTTCCACAAGCGCCTACCATTGGTACAGCAACGGCTACCAGTTCTTCAACTGCAACTGTCGCATTTACTGGCAATGCAAGCGGTGGCAAGGCAATATCTACCTACACAGCCACATCAAGCCCAAGTTCAATTACTGGATCTAGCGCTACTAGCCCTATAACTGTTTCTGGCTTGACTTCTGGCACCCCTTATACATTTACTGTTACTGCAACAAATGCGAATGGAACTTCAACTGCATCTTCGGCCTCTAACAGCGTAACTCCTTCTTCTCCATTTGCTGCTACAGGCGGAACAGAATACACATCTGGTGGATACAAGTATCATAAGTTTACATCTAATGGAACATTCCAAGTAACATCAGGCTCAAAGAATGTCGAAGTTCTCCTAATTGCTGGTGGTGGTTCAGGTGGTATAGCCACAGAAAGCACAACTAGCGGTAGCGGTGGTGGTGGTGCAGGTGGAGTTCTTTATACTTCATCTCAATCAGTTTCAACAGCCAGTTATTCTATTGTGATTGGCGCTGGTGGAGCAGGACGCGCATCAAGCAATGTTCTAACAGGAGCTAATGGAAGCAATTCAACATTCAACAGCACCACGTTAGTAGCAACAGGTGGCGGTGGTGGTGGCACCAAGGGCGAAAACTCAAACAACGGTAACGGCGGCGGTAGCGGCGGTGGTGGTGCTTACAACAGCGGCAATAACACAACTGGTAATGGTGGCGCTGGAACATCGGGCCAAGGAAACAATGGTGGAAACTCTGGTGCAGTAGACCAAAACGGTGCTGGCGGTGGTGGCGGTGGTGGTGCTGGTGCTGCTGGCAGTGCTGGAACTAGCGGTACTAGCCGCAAGGGTGGCAATGGTGGTGACGGAACAAGTTCTTATTCAGTTTGGGGTAATGCTACTTCCAGTGGAGTTGACTATAACGGAACTCGCAAGTTTGCTGGTGGCGGTGGAGGTAGCGGTGGTACTGCTTCCCCAAATAGCAATGCTGGACAAGGTGGAGGTAGCGATGGTCGCGGAGATAATGGAAGTTCATCGCCAGGAACTGCAAATACAGGCAGTGGCTCAGGCGGCGCTTGGTCTGCAGTGAAAGGAAATTGCACAACTGGTAATGGCGGTTCTGGTATTTGTATTATTCGTTACACAGTATAAAGGATGACTATGGCACACTGGGCAGAAATTGATGAAAATAATATAGTAATTCGTGTAACTGTGGGATCTAATGAGGATCCAGACGAAGGTTATCAGTGGTTGATAGATAACCTAGGTGGTCGATGGATAAAGACTTCCTACAACAGTTTTGGCGGAGTCCATTACAAATCAGAGTTAGACGAAAAAGGGAAACGCATCCCATCTGGTAACCCACATCTTCGATTCAACTTTGCAGGTACTGGGTTCACATACGATGAAAACCTTGATGCTTTTATTCCACCTAAGCCCGAAGAAGATGAAAATACAAAATTCTGGCTAAATCCACAAACTTGTCTATGGGAAGAAGTATAATGAAAAGAGAATTACAATCATATACTGATGAACAGAATCGCAAATATGTTGAAGAACATATGCCTGTAGAGTTTATTGGAAAGCATCATTCAAAGCATAATGGTACGCCAATTCGTATGGCTGTATACGATGAAACAGAAGATAGAAAGTTTATTGTTGATTCAAATAAACTAATTCTAAGAATGTCCGATGCTGGCAAAAAAGGCCTCGTAGCATTTTGTGATTATTATGTAAAAGAAGATAATGGATTAGATATAGGATTTATGTATGTCCATCCATTTCATAGAAATAAAAACATATCAAACAATATGGCTTTATTTTTTGAAGAATTGATACCCCTAACCGCAACTCTTGATGCCTATAATGTTTCAAGCGAATATGTTGAAAAACTTATAGCAAATGCAACAAATAAAAGAACTATAAATGTTCGCACTTTTGAGTACACAAAGTAAGGAGTAGTTAGTGGCTTACGGCGATGACATCACAGAAGGTTTACCTTATGTACTTTCCAATCCAGTTGGAGCAATCAACTTTTCGTCTACAGGCGAGGCTTACGATATTGCTATTGCTGGTCAGCCGTTCTTTCTAGCAACTTCTGACGATACTCCGTATCGTCGCGTCACTGCTCAGTACCGCAAGCAACAGTATGACCAGACCCGTGAAGCTGGAGAACAGTCGCTTACTGGCTGGTGGTTTAGATCTCAGTCATCATTCCATCTAGGTCAGGGCATCAAGTATTTTGAGCCTGCTCAAGATGAATCGCTACGCTTCCAGTACAAGGAATCCAAAGGTGTAGATGTCTGGACCAAAGGTCAAGCAACGCTTATCTACGATGTAGATGAAGGACACGTCACTACAACTCCTTTGCAGGATGGAGATAGACCAGGACAGTATCTGCGTTCCATCAAGTGGACCAAGAGTGGTAACACCTATGATGGTTGCTTACTGCTTGACGGCTATGACATCAACAAGGTTTACCCAACTATCACAGCCTCGGTCAATAACAAGGCTCTTACCTCTAACGTAGCAACACTCACCACAACTGCTGCTCACGGCTTTGCCGTAGGTATGACAGTGGAAGTATCAGGCGTAGATGCTACCTTCAATGGTTCTTACACAATTACCGCAGTCACTAGTACTACTTTTTCCTATGCTAAGACTGCATCAAATGTAACCTCAACTGCAGTCAGCCCTGTCGGAACTGCCTATAGCAATGATACCCACTTCCAAGACTACTCAGTATCTGGTGCGTATAAGGTCTACGCACTCTGTGATGATGGTGTATATGCCTATTGGATTGCACTTATCGACGATGCTGGTACAGATAAAACTGCTATGTACAAGAAGTTACTCAACGATGATGCAACAGTATCACCTACAGAAATGTGGAAGTCATCAGCTATCATAGTTTCCAATGCAGTAATGGAGTTCACTAAGGAACGTATCGTTGCCTGCATCAACAACAAAGTATTTGAATATGCAACCAATGCCTCTGCTATTGGTACTGCTGTTTATACCCATCCAGTAGATGACTTCTACTACACCAGCATCACATCATCTGGTGCTGCTATTTATTGTGCTGGCTTCTCTGGCGGTCAATCCAATATCCAGAAGTTTACACTGACTACTGCTGGTGCTATGCCTAGTTTGACTAGCGCTATCACCGCTGCTGAGATGCCAGTAGGAGAGCGCATCTTCCGTATCTATTACTACCTTGGTTATATGCTGATTGGAACAGATAAAGGTGTGCGAGTAGCGGCAGTATCCGATGACGGATCTATAGCCTACGGACCACTGGTCTTTGAATCAGAGCAACCAGTCTATGACTTTGCAGCTCGCGACAAGTATGTCTGGTGTGCTACTAACGTAGATGGTGCGCCTGGTACCACACGCATTGACCTTGGTACACAGATTGCTCCGCTCGTATTTCCTTACGCTTGGGATACCTACTATTTCCCAGAGACTGTCGGGAATCGCATCACAGGTCGTTACACAACTGCCTGTGCTTTTGTCAATGGTACTGACAGACTTGCTTTTTGCACTAACTATAGTGGGACTGATGGACACGTCTACATTGAATCCGATACGCGTCTAGTATGGGAAGGCTACCTACAGACAGGTTATATCCGATACAACACACTAGAGCCAAAGATATTCAAGTTGGTATTTCCTCGCTTTGTAGCCACAGATGGTGGTCTTGTAGTCAAGTCAATTACTGCAGATGAGACTGAGTACACCATTGGTAATTATCCACAAGGTTCTGATGTAACAGAGACTGGTGTTCCATATCCAAATACCCCACAGGAATATCTAGCTTTCAAGTTTGTCATTACTCCATCAACAACTAACAACACCCTTGGGCCACTATTCACTGGCTATCAAGTCAAGTCGCTGCCTGCAATCCCGCGCCAGCGCTTGATTCAGTATCCACTATTCTGCTACGACCACGAGTCAGATAAGTTCGGCGTGGAGGTTGGATACGAAGGCTCTGCTTGGCAGCGTATGCAGGCTCTTGAGAACATTGAAAACAATGGAGACACTATCCGTATTGAAGACTTCCGTACAGGAGAATCATTCCTTGGTCTTATCGAGGAACTAGATTTCATCAACAAAACACCCACAGATAAGCGCTTCACTGGTTTCGGTGGAGTTCTTATTGCAACTATTAGATCCGTATAAGGAGCCAGTAAATGACCCCTGCTGATTGGGCAATGCTTGTTGCCACCATTCTAGGAATAACCTCAACCCTGCTAATGGGATTGCGGTGGCTAGTCAAAACATTTCTTATGGAACTCAAGCCCAATGGCGGCTCATCTATCAAGGACAAGGTAAATGCCTTGGAAGAAAAAGTAGATTTACTAACTGAACTAGTCAAAGAAGCACTAAGGAAGTGACGAATGAAACCTGTTGCAAAACGTGCAACACCTGCTGCTATTGCCGTTCTTCGGCAGGCAACTGCGCTTGCTCCGAAGCGCAACAAAGCATCGGATGGATTACTACCAAGCAAGGCTCACATCAAGGCAAGCCCTGATTCAGACCACAATACGGGCCTAGCAGTAGACCTGACCCACGATCCAAAGGCAGGTATTGACTGTGCCGAGATATTTGAAAAACTCAAAGAAGATGAAAGGGTTGCTTACCTTATCTTCAATAAAAAAATTTGGTCACGCCTCAAGGCTAGCGCTGGTAATCGTGTTTATACTGGCAGTAATTCACACTCTAAGCATCTTCATATTTCTATCAACGCTGATAGCGCTAATGACACTAGCCCTTGGTTCTGGTGGATGAATCAACCTAAAGTTGTGAACCAGGTGAAGGCTGCCCTGCAGCCTCAACCCAAGAAGAAGGTGGCAGAAGGTGTCAAAGTGACACCTGTATGTACCTGCTGCAAGGTTCACGGCAAACAAAAGAAAGGCAACTAATGGAAACACTCAAGCAAGTATCGCTGACGTGGTTTCGTGCTGCAGCCTCTGCTGCCATTGCACTCTACCTCGCAGGTGAAACTGATCTCAAGACTCTAGGAACTGCAGCACTTGCAGGATTCCTCGGTCCTGTATTGAAGTACCTCGACTCATCCGCTAAAGATTTCGGTCGCGGAGCAGCGTAGTTTGTAGATAGCGCGAGGCAAAGCCCCTGTCCCTTACGGGATGGGGGCTTCTTTTTTTATGCCTGAAAGTGGACGAATGTCAGTTACTGGAACTTGATAGTTATGTACCTTGTTACCCTCTGGACCTGTCCAAGAAGGCTCATATTGCTTGATATCAGCAACAGTATTCCAGCCATAGATGATGACTTCTGTGGGCTGTAGCGGGTCTACAGAGGTCCATAGAAGGGCATCTGCTTTCTTCTCTAGGAATGGCAGTTGCTTACTTGATACTGCCCTGCCCCATACCTGCCAGTAATTAGTGTTCCACGTCTTGATATCCCAGCGCACAGCATCTGCTGTGATGTCACAAAAGTTATCCTCTTCAGCATTGAGAAAGTGTGGAGTAGTTTCCATACCCAACTGTTTGAAGTATTTATGGGCAGCTAGTTCACCGAACCTGCCTATAGAGTGTGATGATCTAAGGTTGCGATAGTGACCGTTGAAGTTTTTGTATTTCTGATAGGTGCGCTCTGACAGTTCTTCGGCTATAACCAAGTCTTCTTCTGTCAGGGGAATGTTCATTCTGGCCTGTCTACTGGGCAGGGAGCTTTGAGTAAGTTTCCACAATTAGCACATTGTACATCCAAGGCGTACCAAACTATCTCATAGTTCTCAAACTGGACATACGTGTTGAACACAGTACAACCACAGACACACTGGTGGGTTGGACCTACATCGCGGAGGTCAGAGGCTTGAATTGGTGGCAGCTCTTGGCTATATTTCAGCAGCCGAAGTAGACGGAGCAGCATTGCCTCACTCCTATCGGCCCGTGAGGGCCGTACTGTAATTCGCCTGACGGCTCATATTGTAATGAACTGGTGTGTCGCTACCGCGACGACACGCCGATGAATGTATAGTTCCGCTATGACAACATTGGTTGGTGTGCAACTCGAAGATCGAGTTGTGTTAGCTGCAGATTCTCAGATTACTGAAGATAACTTGAGGACCGTTAGCACATCCACTCCGAAAATAATTCACGTGGGTAAATACCTGTTAGGTATCACAGGTGACTCACGTCCTGGTGACATCCTTGCCTACAACTGGAAGCCACCTGTATACAAAGGAGCTAACCCTGTTCAGTGGATGGGTACCAAGGTAATGCCATCCATCATCACGGCGTTCAAGGAGAATGGATATGATCCGTATGAATCGACAAAAGAAAAAGACGCAGGGTTCGACTACCTTGTTTCGTTTGATGGCAACCTCTTCCATATTGCGACGGACCTCTCGTTCATCCAGTCGTCCGCCAATATTTATGGACTTGGTAGTGGTGGGCAGTTTGCTCTTGGTTATCTTTATGACCGCGTGGGCCGTCTCACTATGGGCAATGTAGACCAACACGCCGAGAAAGCCGTTCAGATAGCCTCGATGCTTGACATCAATACCTGTCCTCCGATTCAATTAGTTACTCAGAGACGGGAGCTGTAATGTATAAAGATTTCAAATCGTTCACCCTTCACGTGAACAAACATACCCTAGAGAACTTTGCTCTGGGTTTTGATTACTACATCATCTATATGTATCCGACAAATATTAGGAGAGCAAAAGTGTTTCAGTTGAACTTTTTGTTTTTCAATGTAACATTGACTCGTTGGTTCACACGCGAATATATCTCAGGGGCTTGATATGGATATCAAAGAACTACTTGTAAAGGCTCTTCACGAGAAAGAGAACAAGCGCGGCAGGTCCACGCAAGTTCAAATCGGTCCATCAGAACTCGGTGGATGTAGACGCAAGGTGTGGTATCGGTTGAATGGTCAACCTGAAACCAATGACAACGAGATAAAACTCGCAGCGATTATGGGGACTGCCATTCACGCTGCAATAGAGAATGCACTTGCAGAGAATCAAGAGGTCCTTCTGGAGAAGACCGTTGAGTTTGACGGTATGAAGGCCCACGTTGATTGCTTCATTCCTGGGACAGGGGATGTCGTTGACTGGAAGACTACGAAAGTCAAGAACCTTTCTTACTTTCCGTCAGAACAGCAACGCTGGCAAGTACAAGTCTATGGCTACCTGATCTCTAAGTCTGGCTTGGGGAAGGTCCAGAACGTGAACCTAGTAGCTATACCTCGTGACGGAGATGAGCGAGATATTCTTGTTCACTCCGAGCCATATGACGAGGCCATCGCACTAGAGGCTCTGAATTGGTTAGCAGCGATTCGGACTATGACTGACGCTCCTGCGCCCGAAAGGCACGAGAGCTACTGTCAGAGCTACTGCAAATTCTATGATGCCTCTGGTGAGATGGGATGCGTTGGTATAAAAAAAGGACTTACCAAGTCTGAGTTACCTCAGCTTGATGACTTCGAGGCTGCGATGGATGCACTGCATTACACGCAGGTAGACACCGAAATAAAAACATTGGAAGAAAAGAAACAAGCACTACGCGATAAGTTGCTTGGTAAAACTGGAGTTACTACTACTGGATATGAGATCAAGTGGTCTACTGTTCAGAGTAATACCATCGACAAAGAAGCAGTGGAGAAAGCACTAGGCTTCGTGCCGATGAAACAAGGGAAGGAAAGCTCAAGGCTTTCCATCAAGAAGACTGGAGATAAATAATGGCTGCACCAGAATCAACAAAGTTCCAGGTGAACTTCAAAGCACCAGATGGAACTCTTATCAATTTGTACGCTGCGAATAAGGAAGAACTTGAGGCGCTGTTATCCACAGCGCAGGACTTTTCTGCCCTCATTGGAAGCGTTAGCCAATCATTCTCAGGCGCTAGAGTTGCTGCGCCCGTACCAAGTGCTGCGCCAGTAGCATCTGCACCTGCACCACAAGGTGGCGCTAATGTCTGTAAACACGGACCAATGGCTTACAAAGAAGGCGTAAGTGCTAAGGGTCCTTGGAAAGGTTATATGTGTCAGGCACCAAAGGGTGCTACTGACAAGTGCCAAACTATCTGGGTCCGATGACCCAATGCGAGAGCCTCGTGAATTCGAGGATCCTCTCTGCGCTCAATCAGGTGGTGACTTCTGGTTTCCAGAACCAGGACAAGGGACAAAACCTGAAACTTACTTCGCTAGAAGTATATGTGGTAAGTGTATCCATCAAGCTGAGTGTGCAGAATGGGGCATCCATAACGAGCGTTACGGAATCTGGGGTGGCCTTACAGAGGCACATCGAAAGCAGATAAGAAAACAAAGAAGAATAGTAATACGACGGGAGGAAAGTGCTTAGGTTAGACCGCGCTTGGAAGACTGCCCATACATTGGCGCAGCCACTTCCGACTGTGTGGAAAGACTTAGATACTAAAGGCATAAAGTTTCGGCGTGGTCAAGTGT